CAAGCTCATTCCCTGTCTCGACTCCTGCGGAAACTATCTGCTCGATAAATGTTTGTGTAAAGCCCTGCGAGGCTAGGTCGGCTGACTTAGACAGCAGCCCCTTAGAGGCGTCCAGTTTGGCAGTCATTGAGCTAATAAGCCCGTCGACAGACTTGTCTTCGCTGCTGTCGAACAAACGTCCGACGTCGACCTCGACTGCTGAGCGGTATGCGTTTCGCAACCTGTCTTGCGAACCTTGGACTATCGCTGCGAGCTTGTTGTCAAACTCCGTCTGTAGCCTAAGAATCGAATCGGCGTAATCTTGGTTTGCAGTTGCAACCGTGTCGTTGTAATTCTTCTGCGCTGATGCAAGCTGACTTTGTGAAGACTGAATCATTTCCTGAACACGCTCAAACGCTATGTCCTTGGCGCTTGGGCCACTGCGAGCTTGTGAGACTGCGGCTGGTGGAGTGTAAACGATTGGCTTGCGAGGCCCCCAACTGCTGCCGTTCCAAACCATTGTAAACCACTGAGCTTGCCCGTCTGCATCCAGCGAAAATCCAGTGTGAACTTGTCCGGGTCTTGGGTTGGTTGGTAGGCTGCCAGAGTCATTTGTCGGCGAAGAAGGAATCATCCCGTTAGCAAGCAATCCCATATCTATGTTAGCTTGTCTGGCAGCAGCGCTAACGCCTTCTATCTGCCCGGTGATTCCATAAAGCTTTAGATTGTTAAATCTGTTTAGCTCGCCTGTTGTTCCGTCGGTTGCCCTATTGACTTCTCTTTGTCCGTCGGCAAGTCCTCTAAGGTGTCCGATAAATCCAGCAGCAGCGGCAGCAGTTGCAGCGATCGCCAAAGCCAAAAGAACGTAAGGGTTAGCCTTTGTTGCTAGGTTCCAAAGCAACTGCAAAGTCGTCGCAATTTTGACAACTGCGTTTAGCGCAATGATTCCGGCAGCGACTCCGGCAAGTATGCCGATAAGTCTTCCAATTTCTTCAATGTTGTCAACGATGGCAATTATGAAGTTACCGACGTTTTCAGTTGCACCTTCCCAGTCAACTCTGGCCAATGCTGCCGTGAGCTTTTCGCCTATTTCTGGTAGCAGGTCTTTTACGATTGGGATTAGCTGCTCAAGCCTTGGAGCCAGCTTGCTTCCAATGTCAATTCCAACATCGGCAGCGGCAGAGCCAAGCAAGGAAAGCTGAGCGTTGAAACTTGTTAGCTGCTTATCTGCAACCGCCTGCGCAGTTCCGCCTGCGTCCCTTAGCGCTCCTTCGTAGTCTCGAAGTGCGCCTCCGTTATCTATCAGAAGCAAGATTCCAGCACGAGCTTGCTTAGTAAACCCAAGCTGACTTAGTGTTGCAAGTCTTTGCTCGACGGTCATATCTCCGAGTGATTCCGTGAAGTCGTCTGCAATGTCTGCAAAGTTGTTCATTTTGCCGGAAGCGTCAAAGACAGAAATACCTAAATCTTCAAACTGATCTGGAACCTTTTGAGCTTGCTCGGCCAATCCAAAGATTGTATTTGTTAGCTGCGTTCCTGCAAGCTCACCCTTGACACCTTGGTCGGCAAAGACTGCAAGCGCAGCAGCACCTTCGGCGATATCCTTTTCGACAGACTTAAGTGCTGTTCCTGCCTTGGTAGTTAGAGAGGTTGAGAACTGCTCAATGGTTGCGTTGGCTAACTGAGAAGCCCTCGCCAGAGTGTCGGAGACGACAATCATATTTTCCATATTCGCAACAGCGTCGTTCTTGATGGTCAAGCCAAGAGCCGACTGAGCGTCTGTCAGTAGGTCAGTGGCAAGCGCCATATCAAACATTCCAGCTTGCGCAAATTGCGCCACAACTGGGAGGGCAGAGATTGAAGCCTCTGCGTCAAGTCCAGCGGATGCTAAGAAGTAAAAAGATTCTGCCGCTTGTTCGGCTGAAAAGGTTGTTGCCAGAGCTACCTCACGGGCAGCCCTTGCCATATCGTCTTCCATTGTCTTTGTAAGGTCGCCCATAATTGCCTGCGACTTGACAAGCGCTCCGTCAAACTTTGCAAACTCACGGACTGAGGCAATGGCGATCGCAGCGGTCGAGGCAGCGATTGCAGCTAGTGCAACACCTGCGCTTTTAGCAAGGTTGTCAAGGCTAATGCTTGCGTTCTTGATTCCCTTGTTGTCGAAGTCGGAGACAATCCGAATCTTAATAGCCATAAGTTATGCCCTGTCTAATTCTTGGAGTTGGAGTTTAGTTTTCTTGAAAGCTGGATTCCAAATTCCTCGGCTATCTTTGAAACCTTTGCTTCAATCTCAGGCTTGCGCTTCAGGACTCGCTGCCACAAGAAGCGTCCCGGCTTGCCAAACATCGAGCCTAGTTTCCTGTTGAACGCCTTGCCCTGTCCGTTGTAGATGTATGAGTGATAACCGACCGAGTTAGAACCCCAACCCTTTGAGACAGCTCGTGGCGCTCTGCGCTCGATGCCTGCAAGCTCGGCATACTCGAAACCGTATTGGTTGCCCATTCCGTTACTTCGTCCTTTACCTTCAATAAAGATAAGGTCTTTAGGTCTTAAGCTGACACGAGCCTTCACGGTTACGCCTGACCAAGCCGTGCGTCCGTTGTGGAACATTCCCGGCATAGCACTTTGCAGTCTTGCGCCGTCGAATGAGTTGATGGCATTTTCTATTGGATTTAGGATTGGGCTTAGCTCGCTGTTTAGCGCTTTTCGTAACGCAGGCAAAAGGCTTTTTTCGGTGTCCTTAAGCGCTCGGATATATTCCTTCTCACCCGATAGATACGACTCTGCCATTTTGCTCCTCTGCTTCTATTCTACCCAACAAAGAAACCCTCCCCGAAGGAAGGGCGTCTCTATCTGGCTGGGAGGTTTTTAGCAACCATCCAGCGGTGCATTGTCCAAAGCATCCTTTCGGATTCCTGCATCAACACACTCGGTGCAATACCTGTTTCGCAAGCTATGCCTGCAATGAACCAGTGGGCTGACGAGTCGCCCAACCCGATCATTTTGGGTCGGAACCAGCTCCAACCATATCAACTGATTCTAGCCACTTCTCAAACGTAAGCTTCGTCTGGTCAGTTCTCTTTTGTGAGTGCCAAGCCAAGAAAAGCGAATAACTCATTCTTGGGTCGTTGCTCATAGCTGAGATGCTGACTCCGAACTTATCCTCGAACGCAACCATATCGGCAGCGTTGCAAGTTGTGTCCTTTACTGCTCCGTCTTCGTGTGTGATCTGTAGATTTATTTTCAACTTATTCTCCTGTTGTTATGATGTGGCTTTAGTGATTGAACCGCTTAGTGGGAACGTGACGCTAAACGTAGACAAGTCTCCAACAGCTCCGCTTACAGGCGATAGAGAATTTATGAGGTAACTGCCAGCGTAGCTAGGGGTTGTCGCTGAAACTGTTGAGCCGTTTCCTGCAATAAGGGTTATGGTCACAAGCGTTCCAACTAGGTCTTCGGTTAGAACGGTATTTAATGCACCTGCGCCAAAGTCAGTGTGAAAGTCTAGAGACAGCGAGCCGGACTTTAGCCCTCCGACAACCTCAGTGAACCCGTCAGAAGCAAAGTCAGTAACATCAACTTCGGTTGAGGTGATTGTAAGTTCTGCACGAGCGACGCTCGCACTTACGTCTGTTCCGCCAATGTCGACGTTGTTTCCGGTAACTACATACTTAGCCAATTTATTCTCCTTTTATTATGCTACAGCTTTAGCGACTGAACCTGACATTGGGAATGTCACGCTAAAAGTTGAAAGGTCGCCGACAGCTCCGCTAACGGGTGACAGGGAATTTACCAAAAAGTTGGCAGTGTAGCTAGGCGTTGCATCGGTAGGCGCTGTCCCGTTCCCTGCAATCAAAACAATTTGGACTAGAGTTCCAACCAAGTCTTCAGTTAAAACGTCGTTTATGCCGTCTGTTGCAAAGTCGCTATGAAAGTCTAAGGACAATGAGCCGGACTTCAATCCGCCGACAACTTCAGTAAAGCCTCCGGAGGCAAAGTCGGTCACGTCAACTTCGGTTGAGGTTATGGTTAGCTCTGCTCTTGCCACGCCTGCACTTACATCCGTGCCTGCGATGCTTACTTTGTTTCCTGTTACTACATACTTTGCCAAGTTGTTCTCCTTTTATGCGTAGACGGTAACAGCGAACTCCGCTGCTAAGTAATCGCTTTCGTTTACAGTTATAGAACCAATGTTAGGCATTGACTCGACAATTAGGTCTTGGCAAGCACCGCTCAGTGTTCTATTAGATTCTATCGCACTCTTGCAAGATGAGTCTCCGGTCGGTTCTGAGTAAAGGTCTAGATACCTCTGAGCCTGTCTTTCAGCAGCTCGCCCGACAATGACTCGGACAGTAAACGAAAAGATGTTTAGTCCACCCGAAAAGGCTTGGTGATACTGAATAGAGTTCAGGCTTACGATGGCAGCAGGAGGCGACACTTGATCGGGTATTTCTTCAAAGACCCTAAGCCCGGAGATGGTTCTTAGGTTGGCTGCGATGCCTGACCTAATTGCAGCGATGCTCACGCAAACCTGATTTTTCTGTAGGGGTTTATTAGCCTCTCAATGTCCGGGTCAAACTTGCTAACCCTAACAACTCCGATGTCGCCAAAGCCCATTACCCCACCGGGAGAGTCGTTGCGCTTGAACAGTCTAGAAGCAAGAAGCACTGTGGCTTGCTTGATTGCGATTGGCGCTGAGGTAAATCCAAAAGTTCCTTCGACCCTTACCGTGACCTCTAGTCCGCTTCTAGGCCAGTAATAATCTCCGACAGCACGAAGGCTATCAAACGGGACGACCATTCCTCCGGCGATCCCGTTTAGTGGCTCTAGCTGGTAATCGCTTGAAGTCCAAGTCTCGTCATAAACTCCGTCTGCTGCCGTGCTTGTCTTGATGGAAACTAAATTTGTAAGGTCGTCAATTTGGCAGACGATAGAATCTTCCGGTGCATAAAAGCGGTGCGTCTCTGTAGTAAAGAACTGTCGCTCTGTCGATTGGTCTATGTCTCGACTAGCGCTTTCGATTGCAAGCTCCAGCAGGTCGTCGTCGATGGTGTCGCTCACTGGGATTCTAAGAGAAGCCTTGACCTCGTTTAGAGTGCAGTATCCATTTGTAATTGCCAATGTAAACCTCCAAGCTCTAGTCTAACTTAGTGCCGATAGATAGCGAAAAGCCCTCACCATTTCTGGCAAGGGCTTCTCTCAACGAAGGAACTATGAAGACAAACAACATAGCTTGCTAATCGTATCATAGCGAAACCCTGTTAGCAATCTACAAACTAACAGGGCCTCGGTCTAGTTCGTTGGGTTAGCTTGCGCCACCTACGAAGTGCTTAACCTCAGTGTTTGAAGTTAGGTCGCCATCAACACGGAGAAGGAATCTCCAAGTTGTTAGGTCGTTCTGGAAAGCGAAGTCTGTTGACGAAGCAACATCCAAGCCACCTGCAAGGCGAACCTTGTAGCTATCCATTGAACCTGCGATTACAGACTTCTCGCCTAGAGCGGTGTCTTCCATATGAGGATTTTCTAGAACGTTGAAGCCAGCGAATGTATCCTGACCTCCGGGGCCTACCTGTGAGATGTTGTATAGGTAGTTTCCAGCGGTGTCCTTTAGCTTGCGAGCCTCACCGATTGACTTGGTGTTCATCATCAACGCCATTGAAGGGTTGCGACGAGTAGCCGAGTCCACCGAGTAAATTAGGTCGATTAGGTTGTCGGCAGTGAAAGCACCTGCAACACCAGTCGCACCAGTTACGCCAGCACCGGATGCTGTAACGATTCCGTTTGGCTGTGAAGAACCAGTGCCAACGGTTAGCGCAGCGTTTACTGCGTAGCCAATGCCGTTTCCAGCCTGACCTGCTAGGTGCGAGCCAAGGTCAAACCCGGCGTCTGCAACTAGTTCGTTAGCTGCTTGAATAATTCCACCGTACTTAAAAGCTTGCAGAGTGATACTTGCGTAAGTAGGCTCAACATCGTCAAGCTGTGCGCCAGCGCCCTTTAGGGTCATTGCAGAATATGCGTTCAAAACTGGGATTGTCAAATCTTCACCAGAGGTTGTCTGGATGATCTGAGGAATCTCAAGCATTGGGCCAACTGAACGAGCAACATCAAAGACCTCATCGTAGAACGACTTTGGTACTGTGTTGCCTGATGGCACGAGAGCCGCACGCTTTTCGAAGGTGTGGTTGCGCTGTTCTCCACGAGCCATTGCTCGGAAGATGTCGGCAGAAGAACGCTCCTCGGAAACCGCTGGGACAAATCCCTTGGCTGCCAATGACGCTTCTACGTTGCGCTCCTCGGAACGCTGAGCGATCGTGATGCTGTCGTCCGCCTTGCGGATGTCAACTTCGATTGCGTCAATCTTTGCTAGTTCAGCACTGTCTAGTCCACGACCTTCAGCTTCGGCGAAGTCAATAACTTCTCGAACCTGCGTAATAAGGTTGTTGCGAACTTCGTGCTGAGTCTTAATGAACTCAGACATTTAGTCTCCTTGTTAGGTAATTTGCATTTAGGATGCAGTGGCGTTAACGCTCAACAGCAGGGTCGGCAGAGCTGACTCTTATCCGATGTAAATAGTTTACAACAGGTGCGCAGGGTTACACCTGCGGATGGTAGCAGTTATCAAAGAATAAGCAAGAACATTTAGAAACTAGTTATCACAATTAGATAACAACTAGTGTTTTATTCGAACAGATGTTCGGGTGCGTGTTCACTGGGCAAGACCCACCATTTCGCTCAGGTCGGACGTTCGCTGTGATGCCTGCGTGGTTGTGGCTAAGAGTAGGGTCAAAGCCGTTAGAAAGGCTGCTAGGTGTGTCTGTGTGGCTGTTTGTGTTTTGTTGTAAAAAGGTGTTATCGAACAAGTGTTCTAGTTAAAAAGGGAACCCCGACGGTTCCAAGAAGTCCGTCGGGGTGAGACTTGATGCTTGGCGACTAGCGAATGTCAGTCGGCTTGGTTACACGAGTCTCTTTTTTAGCCCTCTCAAATGGAGCGCTTTCCGTCACCACGTCTTCGCCGTCGCTGGCTTTCGGTGGAGTCTCAGAGTCGAGTGCAACTATTGCATCGGCCCACTTCTCAACGTTGACTCGAACTACTCCGCTGTCTGGGTTTCCTGAAGCGTCAAGAATTGCCTTGACGATTTGCTCTTTGTTAGCCATTAGATACCTTTCATTAGAAGCTCTAGCTTCTTCTTTTTTAGCGCAAGCAACCCAAGGTCGCCAACGACGATCGGCTCGGGTATGACTTCGGCTTCAGGAGCTAAAGTTGTAATCACTTGATTTAGGAGTTCTTGTTCTTCTCCGGTTATGTTGAGTCCGTCTTCAATCTTGCCGAGGGCGTCTGCTAATGCGTCGACGCTGACCTCTGCTCGCTGAGCTGCCTTTTCAAATCTACGAACCGACACGGTTCCAGCGGTTGCAGTGTAAGCAGGATTTCCGACAAGACTCACTTCGAACAACCTCACAGAGTTTAGAGTTCGCTCCGAGCCGTCACTCGACCAAGCGTCCCCTCCTGTGGGGACTGAGAATCCAAAGCTCATAGCGTCAACATCTCCACGCCTAAGAAGCTCGGCAACATCCCGGCCTCGGCTTGTGTTAGGCAGGACGCCGCCAACCATTAGTCCCTTGTCGTCTTCGGTAAGGCTTAGGGTTTTTGCACGAGTCGATCCAAGAATCTCTCCGGAGTCGTGGTTCCAAAGAAACTTGACATCGTTGCGAGACTTTAGCGAACGCTTGAAAGCGCCTTGCGCTATCCGCTCGGTGAACGGAAGTGGCAGGCTAGGGGAGTTAAACATCGCAGCGTATCCGCTGAAGTGCATCCCGTCTGTTTCTTCCCGAATCTCAAAGTCGGTCGTTGTTACTCGTTGCTCAATTCCTGACACTGTTGCGCCCTTCAATTAGTCTTCTTTGAGTTTACCATCTTGCTTGCTTTTGGTCTAAAGGTTGCAGGCTGAATCGTTGGTTCTTCAACCGCTGGCTTTGGTGGGTCAGGCTGAGCTTTAGGCGCTGCAACAACCTTGTTGGTGGTCGCTGGTATTCCGCTCTTGCTTGGTATTAGTGCCATTGTTTCCTACCTTTTCTAATCGCCGATGTAAGCGCTTGTTGGGTCTTCAGGGTCAACTTGTGAAATGCCTTGGAGCTGAACGCTTGGCAGTCCGGTGTGAGCCACAGGAGGAAGTCCCATAGCGACTAGCACCTCGGCAGGATCGTAACCTGCAAGCACTAACTTAGAAGCCATCGTCACACGCTTGTCTGTAGCTACCAAGTCGGCAGAGTCTATTGCAACGTTAGCAAGTGGAACTCTAGGCATATCGGCGCTTGTGTCTTCGATTGGCCTTAGGTCTTCTAGTCGCCTAACGTCGTTTACGCTTAGGAAGCCACTTTGCAGTCCTGTCGAATAGGCAGCCATCCTGTTTTGAATGTCAGCTCTAAGCAGCCCGTCGATGTTGAACTTTAGGAAAGAGTTTTCTCCTCCTGCTGTTCTTGACATTAGAGGGCTAAAAGCGCTTTCGATTTTTGCTATTATTGGACGAAGGCAGTGGGTCACAAAAGCGAGATTGTTTTGCTCGACCGAGCTGTAAGTATTTGAGCCGGGGAGGTTGAGCATATTGCTAGGAACTCGAAAAGCTCTGGCAACATCTTCAACTGCAAGCCTGCGAGAATCCAAGAACTGCGCTCTGTCGTTCTCGGTGTTTGTCTGAGTGTATTTAGCGCCTGCTGAAAGGATAGCAGTCTTGTGCGCCTTGTTCCAGCCTGAGTGCCTCGAGTCAAATCCTGTTTGCAGGGACTTGGCTTGGTCGGCAGTTAGGTTGCCGGGAAACTCGATCACGCCGGAAGTCTGAGTCCCAGAACCAAAGAACTTAGCTGCATAAGCTTCAAGAGCTTTTGCCAATGCAAAGTTCTCTTTTAGTGCTTCAACCCGACTGACGCCACGAATGTTGCCCGGTCTTACAACGTCGGGAATAAAGATAACTTGCTCGCTGCTAAGAAGCTGTCCTTCTTGGTTGAGACGATACATAACTTGCCCTAGACCGTTGCGAGTTATCTCGACATTGTGAGGGCTTAGGACGCTCATATTTACAATTTCGCCTCGGTCGTTTGAGAAGACCCGAATAAAAGAATTGCCGTCGAGCAAGAGGCTAACGATTATAGAACCCCAAAAAGCTTCTTTGGTTGTGTCGACGTCTGGCTTTTGCACCCAAGCAGGGGATGGTCGGAAAGGATAGCGAGCGCCGTCCCTTCGTGCGAACACGTCGACCGGAAGGCTTGAGACTGTATCGCTAATCAAGGAGACAGCCGAATAGATTGCATTTATTGAGAACGCAGTTTCGCTGTTTACAACGGTTCCTGCAAGCGTCCCATCCTCGATGTTTCCGCCTGCTGCCCAAATGCTCTGATACGAAAGCGCCCTCTTAGAGAAGAACCTGTCGAATACGTTTGCCAAGAATTACCGCCTATACATAAACTTGTGGCACGAGTGCTTCTTCCATTCTAACGGTTGCACGGTCAAATGCCATCATCAGGGCCACTGCCAAGTCTATCTTTAGCTTGGGGTTTCGGAAGTCTTTAGTGATGCGAGCGCCACGCTGAGCGTCGATTTTGAGAATGCAGTTTTCCATATGCCTCGTCATAGCTCCGTCGGGCTGGACTCTGAGCTTCTTGTTCATTATTGCCTCGAACAATTTAGAGGTCGCCGGGACGGTTCTTGACAGGGTGTTCTTGTATTCAACGACTGGGATCCCATACTCTGACCACTGGTACATTTCGTCTTCCCAGTAGGACGGGTCGCAAGCCATCTCTTTGCAGTTACGAAACTTGTCAAAGAAATCCAGAACTGCCTTTGCGACTTCTTTTTTGTCGACAATCCAAGAGTCGTCGTGGATGGCAAAGTCCTTCTCCCAGCTTTCAACCCTGACCGCTCGGTAGACATCGCCCTCAAAGCGAGG